CGCCTTGGCCAATGCAGGTATGGAACGAATGCGAAGCCGAAGTGGCTTTGGAGGATGGCTTGCCAACTTGGATGGCTATGGACTTGAACTTCAACCGCGAACTGGCTTGCCTGGTCACATTGCAACAGCGAGAAAAGGGTTACGCCGTATTCCTACACGAATGGAAAAAAGAGGGCGGCATCAATGACCTTGAACTTGCTGGCGAGATCGCCACACTGACTCGCCGCTATCGCCCAAGAGTGCTGGCCTATGATCCAAATACTGCTGGTTACATTGCGCCAAGGTTGGCCCAGGCTGGTGTTCCAGTTGCGCCAACGCCTTGGAACTCGGCCAACTTTGCGATTATGTGCGATCAGACAATGAACGCAATGCAGTCGCGGCAGCTGCTACACCCAGCACAAGAAACTATGCACAGTCATTTGGTCAGTTGCGCTCGCCGCCCGGCATCCGATGGTGGTTGGCGTATTGCCAGACGAGCCGCCCAAGTACCAATCAGCGCGGCAGTTGCTTTAGTCATGGCGGTGGGTCATGCCACTGAACCGCAACAGTCTGTGAGTATAGTTAGCGCATAACCCTGCCTTGGGTTCTCATCGAGGCTGGCTGGCAAAACCAGAGGGATCAAGACCACTAGGACTTGCCAGCCAGTTGATGTGACAACACGCGCAACAAAGTGACAAAGCGCGACAAAATTATCAAAAGTCAGTTGCTTGTGTTGTAATGGCAAAATGGGATTCATAGATTTTTTACTCGGCGCACCGACTGAAAAACCACAGATTGAAGCGCGTGCAGGTATTGCCATTCCGTTTTACCAAGACGCATACTTTACCCCGTTTAACACTTTTAGGGTTGACCGATCCAGCGCAATGCAAGTGCCAGCAGTGGCACGCGCTCGCAACATCATCGCTGGCACAATTTCAACTCTTGGCCTGAACTCTTACAACATGATCACTGGCGCGAAAGTCGAGGGTCGCAAGATTCTTGAACAGCCTGATCCAGCCATCCCACTAGCTGTGACTATGGCTTGGACTGTCGAGGATTTGTTATTCCATGGTCGATCATTCTGGCAAGTGCTTGAAGTAAACCCCGAGGATGGCCGACCAACACAGGCTCGCCGTATTGATCCGACACGGGTTACATTTACAACTGATTTGAATACCCAAGAGATCGTTAACGGCTTTTACATCGAGGGCGGCTTAATGCCGACTACTGGTGTGGGATCTTTGATCATGTTTAGTGGCATCGATGAGGGCATTCTCAACCGAGGTGGCCGCACTATCTCAACGGCCTTGAAGTTAGAGGAAGCCGTACAGCGTATGGCCAGCGAGCCAAACCCAACAATGGTGATCAAGAATAGTGGCGTGGATCTACCGCCAGAGCAAGTGTCGAGCCTACTGGCCCAGTGGAAGCAAGCCCGAGCAACCCGATCAACCGCTTACCTATCAGGCCCGTTGGATGTAACCACCTTTGGCTACGATGCCGGACAAATGCAACTTACTGAATCACGCTTGAACACAGCAGCTGAAATTGCCCGTATGTGCAACATTCCTGCCTGGTACATCAACGCCGAATCAGCCAGCGCGACTTATTCCAACGTGAGCCAAGAACGCCGAAGCCTTGTCGATTTCTCATTGCGCCCATTCATGAGTTGCATTGAGGAACGCTTGTCAATGGTCGATGTTACACCAAGAGGCCAAAAGGTCAGATTTGATTTAGACGATTACCTACGCGGAAACCCACTAGAGCAGATCGAAGTCCTTGGCAAGATGCTTGATTACGGCATCATCAATGTTGATGAAGCGCGTGAGGAAATGGACTTAGCACCGAGAGGAAACGAAGCAAATGCAACTTAGTTTTGAGGGTCAGGTACTAGCTGCCGACACAGAAACCCGAACCATCAAAGGCCTTGTCGTGCCGTTTGCCAAAGTTGGCAACACATCGGCTGGCCCAGTGCGCTTTGAGTTTGGCGCGTTTGGCGAGATTGACCCAAGCCAAATTGTCTTAAACATGGAACATGACCGCACACGCCCATTGGGTCGCGGCATTGCAGGATCAGAGGAAATCACCCCAGCAGGTATTTCGATGGCGTTTAAGATTGCGCCAACTGGTGCTGGCAATGATGCATTGGTCGAAGCATCCGAGGGACTTCGCCCGGCATTTAGCATTGAAGCCAATGTCGGTGAATACACCATCGAAAAAGGCGTGATGGTCGTATCAGCTGCCAAACTTGAAGCCGTTGCTCATGTAACCAATCCAGCATTCAAGGATGCACAGATTTCCCAAGTCGCAGCCACAGAGGCCGATGAGGAAAACCCAGAAACCACCGAAGCAGAACAACCTGCCGAGGAACAACCACAGGAGAACATCGTGGAAGAAACAACCGCACCAGTGGCAGATGAAGTGACCGCAGCAGCGGTTGTTCATGCCGCAGCACCAGTGGCCTACGTTAAGCCTCGTAGCCCAATCAACAGCCAGGCTTCATACCTGGAACACAGCATCAAGGCCAAAATGGGCAACCATGATTCAGCCCAATATGTTATGGCAGCCGATGACTCATTCAGCACGAACCCAGCGTTCACCCCAGTGCAGTATGTAAACCAGGTAATCGATACTTCAATCGGTTCGCGCCCAGCAATCGATGCAATCGGCTCACGCGCCATTACTGCATCAGGCATGGTTATCAGCCATCCAAAAATCACAACTAACGGCACTGTAGCTGACACCAACGAAGGTGCTGGCCCATCAGAGACCGGAATCGTGTCCTCATACGTCAACCTAGATGTAAACAAGTTTGCAGGTATGCAGCGTTATTCAGTAGAACTACTAGAGCGTTCATCCCCAGACTTTTTCCAGGCAATGGTCGACAACATGACCCGCGCCTACAACAAGGCAACTGATGCAGCCGTTATCGCAGCACTAACCGCAGGTGGCACACAGGCAACTGCACAAGATGCAGATTCCGATGGCATCATCGCCTATGTAGCCAAAGAAGCACCAGCCGCTTACCTAGCAACAGGTGAACTGCCAAGCGCATACATCGCTGGCACATCCCAGTGGTCATTGCTAATGGGTGCAACCGATACAACTGGTCGCCCAATCTACAACGCATACAACCCAATGAACAACGGCGGAGTTGCTGGCCCACAAAGCCTACGCGGCAACGTACTTGGTCTTGATCTTTACGTTGATCCAAATGCAGTTGCAACAACTATCGATGAGTCGGCATTCATTGTCACCCCATCATCCGTTGCAATCTACGAATCACCGATCTTGCGTATGTCAACAAATGTTGTGACATCAGGCGAAATCGAAACCATGCTTTACGGTTACTTGGCCGTAGGCGTTTTGGTTGCTGGTGGCGTACGCCGCTTTAACTTGACCTAAATCAAGTTAGTTAGAAGTGTGGGGGATGCGGCCCTGTGTCCCCCACACACTTACACAATAGGAGGATGAAATGGCACTGATTACACTAAGCGAACTCAAAAGCGTTTTAGGTATCGGCGACATCTATGCTGACCCTATTGTCCAGGCAGTTGCCGACAGTGCCGAGAACATAATCCTGTCGTACCTAATCTTTGACGATGTGGCTATCAACGCCGTATCGCTGACAAACAATGTGGCCCGATTCTATTGCTACGAGAATACATTTGTGGTCGGTCAGGCTTTGACCGTCACCAACTGTGGCTCACCGTTCAATGGCTCACGGACAGTGACCAAAGAGGGCGTGGATGAGTACGGCGTGACATTCTTTGAAGCAGCTATAACCAACGCAGACATCACAAAGCGCAAGGTCATTCCTAATGGCCGAGCCGTATTAACCAGTCAAGCCGCGTTATACGACACCACCCCAGAAGTGCGAGAGGCTGCCTTAGCGGTTGCTTGCGACATTTGGATCACTCGCACAGGAACACTAGGCCAGCAGGGTGTGGACTTTCAAAGCCCTGCACCGTACCGCCTTGGCCGCTCCATGCTCACTAGAGTTTCAGGCCTACTTGGCAAGCACCTAGACACCCGAGGCTACCTTGGCTGATCTAGCAACTTACCGCGAAGCACTCGCCGCAACTTTAAGAGCTGCCGGGCGAGTAGTTTATGCGTACCCAAATGAGAACATAACCCCACCTGCCATTGTGCTTGTGCCGGGATCGCCTTACATCACCGTGAGCGCAATCGGTGGGGCGCGTTGCAATGTGCGCTTTGACATCACAGTGATCGTCAACGCAGCTGACAATCAAGCAGCCTTGAAAAATCTAGAGACCTTAATTTTTTCAGTAACCGACCTACTAGCCAACAACATTTCGTTGCTGGGCGGATGGTCGCAACCAACAGTTACGCAAATCGGAAACGCCGATATGCTTATCAGCCAACTCAACATCGAGATGGTCACAACCAACTAGGAAAGGCAAGTCATGCCAGCAACATACATAACTGGTCGGAATCTGACACTGACCATTAACTCGGTGTCATACGCTGATCAAGCAAGCACAGTCACACTTGAAATGGAAAACAACCAGCAAGTGCTTGAAGTTTTAGCAGGTCGCGCATACAAG